GGTCGTGTCCGTCGCCTGCTGAGTCAGGGCCTGAATCGCAGCCGTGTCATCGGGTGGGGTCGCGGCCAACTTGGCAATGACCGCCTCCAGATCCGTAACGGCCTCATTAACCAACGCAGTCAACGCGGCCTTCAGGTCGTCAAGTGCACTCATGATATGCTTCTCCATTCGATCAAGCCTTTGAACTATCGCCAAGAGGAGGCGCTTGACCTCTTCATCCTCATGGTGATGGTAGATGTGGAATTGCATTAGTGGAACACTCGGCCGATACCGCCGATCAATTCCGCCGCAATCCAAAACGCAATCGCCAGCGGCAGCGTAGCCCACGTCCCGATCGCACCAACCCGCGTCGCGATGCAGGCGATCACGAACGCGAACACTAACAAGATCAATCCAACATTAGCCATAGTAAGCCTCCTTTGTTCGTGATGCGCCATAGCGGGATCGCTACGGTGTCACGGATACTCCTTCTCTATCCCACGGCTCCCCCTCACGAACCCCTGTCCGTGGCGTAGATCCTCCAATCGCTTGTCGAGGATGTTCAGCCGCTCCCCTTGCGAATCCATCCGCACTGTCGCAACTGCCTGCTGGGTAACAATCACTGACAACTCTTTCGTCACGTCCTTCAATTGCTTAATCTCCTCTTGCATGTTAGCGATACTCTCTGCGAACCGCCCAGCCCGCGCCGCGTAGAATAGACAAGTTCCGACCAGCGATGCTACCACCAATAAGTCACCGAACCTGACATTCCAGTCCACCATGACTTCACCCATTCCGGAGCCTAGTCGGGCAGGTCGGAGTTGAACTCGGCAAGGTCGGCATCGAAGTCCGCACGGATCTTGGCGATTGCGGCGTCGTCGAGGGTGCCTGCGGCCCCGCCCTTCGAGAGGGTAATCAACTGCTCCACCCGCTGGGTGATGTCGATGCCCGCACTGACGAGGGTCGGTAGCAAACTCACACCCTTGGTGATTAGATCAAAGACCAATACCGGATCCATGTCAGGCTCCCACGTTCACGCCGACGGAATTGGCGGCAGTCTTGAGGTTGACGTACAGCGCGGTTAGTTGGTTGTAGACCACGCTGGCATTGATCTGATCGTTGCTATCCACAAAGGCACGGAGTTGGCCCAACAACGGAACCGCGGCCCGAGTGTAGGGCTGTAGCGATCGGATGTTGGCCTTGCAATTCGCATCCGCCTTGCCCGCCACACACGCGCGCCGGTAGGTCAAGAGCAACTGTAGGGCCGTATCCATCGCTAGCTCAATCTTCGCCTCCTCCTCCTTCGTCACCGGGTTGTTGATGGTCTTGGTTGCAAGGCTGATCCCTTGCCACACGGCGGTGCTAGTGGCACAGCCCCCAAGCCCGGCGGCCAGAGCCAGAACTAAAGCAATCTTCCTCATGGATTGTTCCCCTTCGCGGTTTCGGTAACGGCAGTAATCTCACCCTGAGCAGGAGAGATCTTGTCCACCTTCGGGTCAACAGCAATGGCCGAGAGGGTTTGGTTTGCCGCAGCATTGACCGTGATCTTCTCGACCCCCGGCATCGCCAGCACGTCCCTAACCTGTGAGGACTGGCCGGTCATGACCGCAAGGATCGAAGCCAAGATCGTCTGCACAAGGCTCGACGCTGTGACCGCCGTCCTGGCCACGTTGGCCCCGAAGAGATCGGTCAGTTGGGTTGCCGAACCAGCCAACACCCCCAACACCGCCAGAGTGATCGCAATCATTTGATTCCTAGTGAGATTCACGTCAGGTCCCTTTCTGGGCCACCATGCCCAATGCCGTCTGTCGAGTGAACTCCACCCGATTGAGCCAACCCTTAGTGAACCTCGGCTGGTGGAGGCTTAGGTAGAAGGCTCGGGACGCGGCCGAGTACCGTTCGATTAGGGTTCGGGGGTCAGTGGTGCGGATGGCCTCACGGGTAATGGGGCCGATGCGCCCATCGGGTGTGACCCCTAGAGCTTGCTGTAGGATCCTTGCGCCCCGGTCCGGCCCCGCGTTCACGTTCATGTTGAAGAGCAGGTAGTCCGCCCCGACCGGAAGGAGATCGCCGTAGGGTGCCCAGTACTCGCCTTTGTAAATCGCGTTGATGTCTGCCTGCGGGGCAGCCCACACATCCATCGGGGCCAACCCCCGTTCCCGCCGCCACGCATCATACTCCCGCTGGGTGATCCCTCGACTCGTACGCCCCCCATGATCTTGGGGATCGTCATCATTCCCACCCTCAGCCCGCAGGACCGCCGCCAAGCTGGGTAACCAATTGCTTGCCGCCATCACTTCCCTCCTAGGTTATGCCGTCGCCACTCGTCGAAGGTTCGGGAGTGCTTGTCCGTCGTGCCGTAGCGGGCCCCGACCAGCGCATCCCACGGACCCTTGGGCTTCTCCCGACCTTGCGCGTAGTTGTAGATGTACTCCGCAAGCTTCCCTTCTTGGGCATTGGTGAGGCCAGTGAGGACGCCGTTCAGCGCGAAGGTGTGCTTGAGTATGTTGGCCGCCTTGTCTTTGGTGAAGGCTTCCTTGCCCTTCGATAGGTCGCGGGCAAGATCGGTACCGGTCTTGAAGGTGGTCCCGAGCAGGCCCGCTTGCGGATCCCGAACGTTAACCACAGCCCGCACGAAGTCCCTAACCCCAATGAAGCTCGAACTAACCCCCATCGCAACGGTGGTTGCGGCCTTCTTCCCCCACGACTCATGCTCGTCGTTGGTCATTGGGGTCACCAACTCCTCAACCACGGCCGGGAGGATCACGTACGAGAACAACCCTTGCGCCAACTCCGGGATCGTGCGTTTGGCATCACGCTCGCCCTTGATCATATCGCTGGCCTTCCAAGCCAACTCATATTGCTTCTGCTGCATGTGGGAGAAGAACCCATACAGCGAGGAGAAGTAGGCCCCGAGCGCGTTCGTTCGGGCAATCGCTGGCTTGTTGGAGAGGACCGATGAGCCATGAGCCTTACGGACCGCACGATTCGCAAGGCTCACTGCCATGCCTTCGTCGGCCCCTTCGGAGATCTGCCGCTTGTACTCTGCCGCCCAAGTCGGTACCGCCGAGACCAGGTCCGACACAGCCACAGGCTTCGCGCCCATATTCATTACAAGCTCGCGTACCGTCATGAACGTTGAGCCACTTCCTCGAATACTCATCTCGGCCCCATGGCCTTGGATGAGTTCATTGAAGTTCCGCATCCGGCGCTGAAGTTCCTCAGACTTATCGATCGATTCCTTCCATGTCTTGCGTCCGTTGATTGTCTCGGCCATAATGTTCCAGAACTGATGGAGGTAGTTAAGAGCACCAACCTCAGTCATAGAGTTGAAGAACGCCGTGGTCCCGTGCTTCATAACCGTCGACGGGTTGAGCCCGATCAAAGTCGCGATCGTGTTCTGGCGGAAGTATTCCAACGCCTTATCCCCAAACTCCGTCGACATCGACTTGAAGTTCGGCGAGTTCGCAATGTCCCGCAGGAATGGGATCATCTCCTTGGCCTGATGCGGTCCGTAGTGGGCCGTCATGGCCTGTTCGAACTTCGGGTTGTAGAAGATCTTCGCCATCTGGAGCACGGCCGGACGCATCGCGATGTCATGGATCATTTGCTTCATGCGCTGCGGGATCACATCGAGGTTCAGTTCGACCGGCGCGACATACCCCGTGCGTTCTTTGAACCAACCTTGAGGCGTAGTGGCCCGGAAGTGCCCTTCATCCTCCAACACATTCCCGCCCATCAACTTCCGACTCCCGCCCGGACGGAACTTGTCGTACTTAACCGGATTGTACCATCCCGCGTACTGACCGAAAGGCGTGTCAATCGGCTCGAGCGGCAGGCGCTGGATGCTGACCCCAGAGATATGATGCGACATGTTATTCGCGAGGTCATACAACTCGTTAAACACATCCCCAATCTTCTGCGCCCGATCCCAATCCTCCTTGGTCGTGCGGGCGTGGAGCCAGTCCAGGACCTGCGAGGTCTCAAGCCCGTACCCACTCGCCAGCTTCCAAAGGTTGTTCTTGTTCCCGGCCTGCTGGAGAATCCCTAGGACATTCCGCTTCTGCATGGGGAAGTACTCCCCAGTCAGTGGGTCCTTGAAGAGATCGTTCGCGACCTGCTTGTCGATGTCCTCGATCTTGCCCAAGGCCGCAAGCTTGGATTGGTACTGTTTAATCAATCGATCCTTGTAGTTGCTGGCCTCAGTGTACTGGTGGGTGAGGGTCTGATAGAAGATCCCTCGCGGATCATCCCGATCCAACCGGTTCAGCATCGTCTCGACCGTGATCCCGGACCACCACCAGGACTTAACCGTCGACTTAACCCCCGGCTTAGGCCCTCCGATCGGCACCTGCTGGGCGGGACCGAGGGACTTAATCTTCGCGATCATCTCATCCAGCACCGCCTGGAGATCCGCCTTCTCGCCAGCCTTGTTGACCTTAGCCTCCATGCGCGAGACATAGGTCAGGGCGTCGAGGGCGGTCTTGGTTTCGGTGAACTCCCGAGCCGTAAGGTTCCCGGTCGGCTTGCGGAAGTTCGGGTCCTGAAGCCACTCGGGAACATGGAGATCGTACAGTTGGGCCGTCTTGGCCTCCACAAACTCCTTCAGCCCACCATACCCATTCTTCGCGAAGCTCTCTTGCAGGTCCTGAACCGACCGGCCACCGTTGGTCTCCCCCAACCGCATGAGGATGTCGTGGACCGCGTCGGTGTATTCCGGCGTGGCCCCGCTAACCACCCGCTCTGAGTACCGATCCGCGATCTTGTCAAAGGCCTTCTTCTGTTTCTCCAGCCCCCGCGCATAGTTCGCAAACTGCAACGCGATATACTGCTGTTGCTTGGATTGGAACGCGTCGGCGTAGTCGCCCTTCAACAAGGCTAGCTCGGTCTCCCGTCCAGTCCGGCCCGCAGCTTGGAGGTACGCATCCTCGCTGATCTTCTCAATTGGGGTCTTGTCGAACTCGTCCTTAACCCAACTCCGCACCTGCTCGCGCGTGATGAAGTCCTTATCGAACCCATGCTTCAGCCCAAGGGCATGCATCTCCTCATGGAGCAGGTTCAGCTGGGTCTCGCTGGTCGCCCGATCCTTGGCCTCCTCAAGAACCTTGGCCTCAAGGTCCCCATACCGCAGGGACATCTGCTCCTCGGTCTTCATCCCAATGAGCCGGTTCGAATACTCCCGCGCCGACATGTTCGCCTGCATCTTGGGGCCGTTGTAATCCCCCATCTTCGCCAGCATGGCATCGCCCGACGCGAACCCGAAGGCATTGGCGACCGTGTCCGGATTCTCCCCTCCCTTCGCGTAGTAATCCTTCGGGATCAGGGCTTTCTGCTCGGGGGTAAGGGCATCGGCGTCGAGCTTCGGCCTCTTGCTAAGCTTGCCTCCAAGATACTCACCAGCACCAAAGTACATATCAACAGCCACATCAGGATCGATCCGCACCTCGCGAGTAACCTCAGATCGAACCTGGGCCTCATTGGCTTTCCATTCCGCAGACTGCGCGCGTTGTTCTTCCTTCAAGGCCCGCGCATGCGAGGCGGCAAAGTCCTCGGCGTGGCGCTGGCGGATGAGCTTCATGTAGCGATTGAACTGGTCGACCGTCATCCCGACCGCGTCGGCCTTGGAGAGACGGTTGGCTTGGGCCACCTCATCGGTCGGGGGCTCGCCTACTGACTCGGCAACCGACGTTGGGGCCTCCCGGAACGCCCTCGGATCCAGCGGCTCTGCGCCCTTCCGCCCTCCAACCTCGCCCGTATCCACCTTCTGGAACAACTCATCCCAGGTCGGTTCGTGCCCGAGGATCTCCTTGAACTTGGCCTTGATCCCTTCGAGTAGGGACTTCAACCGTTCGAATAGCCCATGGACCTCTGGCCGCACCGAGGCCCCGTCCCTCCAACTCCGGTACCCCTCCGCGATCGCCTCCTCCAGCTTGGTTGGCATATCCAACCCAGCGTACCGGCGCTCGATCCCAAACTTCTCGATCCAACCATTGTCCCGGGCCGCACGCACCAACGTCTCCCATTCGGGCTGGGAGAAGAACCCCGACCGGTAGAGATGGTGAATTGCCTCATGCCGCGCCACGCCCACGGGGTCTTGGGCGGCAAGGGACCACATAACGATCGGAGCCTGCCGCTCGTACTGAAGATACAGCCCGCGATGTTCTTGCTCCTTCCTGGGCTCGCGGATGTCGCTGACTGCCTGCCGCTGGGCGCTGGGCGCGATCCGCTGGAGCTCAGAATTAACCGCATCCACCAACGCCCGCTCGTTGGCCGAGTAGAGTTCCTTGGGCTTGACGTAAGCCTCTCGCCCAGTCTCCCCAATCTGCCGCCACTCACCACCCTCCAACGCCTGGCGGAAGGCCTCGACCGCATCCCATCCCTCCGGCGAGTTCAGGTCATCGGCGATCTTAACCCAAACCTCCCGCGTGGTCCCGGCCTTCTCCCGGGCCCCGCTGATCCGGAACCCACCTACCTGCTTAGCTTCGGGATACTCGGCCTTGATCTGGTCGATGAGGTGCTTGAGGAGGCTGGGTCCAAAGGAGTTCGGCCCATACCCCTTCGACTCGAACCCGCCGACGTTGTCCACATACAACCGCGTGCCGTTATCGTAGGGAACGATCTCCAGCCACCCAACCTTCTGGCCATTCTCGTCCATCAGCCGCCATTCGTCGGAGGGGATGGCGTCGCGTTGGCCTATATCCTTGGGGCTGACCTCGCGACGTTTGAGGGTTAGCTTCCGATCCCCGATTGAGAACAACGGGTCGAGGCCAGTCGCGTTGCGGAACGCAGGCAGGAACTCAGGGATCACCTCGGGCTGGCCGGATGGCTCGGGCTCACCCTCAACCTTAGGCAGCGCGGCCTTGAACTCATCCCGCTGCTCGTCGGATAGCTTGGCCTCGTTCTTCGTAATGCCCCCTGGCCGAACCCGCAGGTCATCCCTAAGCTCCCGGTACACCTCGGGATCGGTCTTGGTGATGAAGTCCGGGAGTGGGATGTGTACATCCGTCCTGGTCGCAAGGGCGGTCTTCAACTCCTGCGCCATCCCCGGCACGTACCCAAACGTCTCGGCCGCCTTATCGCCCAACAGCCCGTTAATCGCCTCAGCCGGGATCCCTACCCACGCGTCCGAGTGCTGGGCCACGAACTGCCGCACGGCCTCAGGGCTGCGCTCAAGGGTATTGGTCCCTTGGGCCGCCTTGAAGGCATCATCGAGGTTGTCCAGATCGAGGTTATTCTGTTCCAGCTTGATCTTGTCGATCTCGGGATCCAGCCCTCGAGGCGGTTCGAGGCCGCGATCCAGCCAAGGGCTCGCCTTCTGGAGGATGTCCAAGGCCTTATCGATCTTCGAGGAGGACAGGCCCTCGATGCCCATCTTGATCTGGGCTTCCTTGGGCAGGGACACCTCATGCTGGCCGAGGGTCGGTCGACCGGGAGTGTGTAGGCCCGAGGTCCCGGTCAGGAACATCTCGGCCATGCCCGCAATATCGCGGGAGAACTGTGAGGCCCCGCCCTTATCGCCGGTAACCTGGGTGTATGCCTTCTCGGTACCAGCTTGGATGCCTTCGGTCGCGCCGTGGATCAGGGCCCCACCCACGTCCACTGGGAACCGTAGCGACTGTATCAGGGCCGTGAGGAACGGATAGTCCCGAAGCTCCTCGGTCGGGATATGTGGAGCCTCAAGCACCGATTCCGTAAAGGACTTCTTAAACCCCTGCCACGCGGCCCCCGCAGCCGTGGAAGCAAAGTCGGTATAGGCATCCACGCCTTTGCGGAGGATCGGATCCATCCGCATCGGCAGCGCCAGCTTCCCTAGGCTTTGGCTCAACGAATCCATCTGCGCGTAGTCGTCGTTGGAGATCTGCGCGTGGATGGGATTGGAGGCGAGGTAGGCTTGGAGATGTTGATTATTATTCGCAATCGCAGTATTGATCCGAATCCTTTGTTGTTTCTCGAAGTTCTCCACATCCGGTGCGATGATAGAAGGATCGACGCCAGTCACATGCCCAAGCTGCATCGCCCGTGCAGCCTTCTCCGGATCTGCCGCTACCGAGTTGACAGTCTGATACACAGACTGCTGGCGAAGCTGGCGCTCCATAGCCTCAGCACCCAACAACGGTAGATCATAATCGACATCGGTGTCACTCATTTATCAGGCTTCTTTCCCCAAAGAGTCTGAGCAACGTCGCGGTAGAACACCCGCTCAGTTTCTTCCATAGTGGGCTCAGGCAGGCCACGATCATTATTGAGATCAATGTGAGACTGGCGATAGCCTTGGAATTGCTTGGTCGCCAACAGATCCTTGAAGTATGGATCGCTACGCCCTAGGCCAAATACCTTGCCTGTGATACTATCCGGATCGCGCGTAGTGTGGGTCTGAAATAGTTGTGGAGCGATCTTATTGATCACATCATCAGGGCTCGCGGGCTTGCCGCCGTGGCTGTCTTGCCAAGCCGTTAGCGCTTCAGAGAGAAGCCCAGTAAAGTGATTAAAGTCCTCTGGATTCTTTCGATCATAATTACGAATCCCCAACGCATCGAGAGTAGAACCATAAGGCCCTTTCAACCACGTCATCGCACGGCTAACCCGCACATCTTGCCTTGGATTCTTAGTGTCCTCTTTCTTCCAAGCGTTCACCTTACGAATATCGCCTTGAGATAGCGTGGGATACTTCTCGGCAAGATTGAGATCGAGGAACTGCTCTTGATCGTTATCCCGCATCCCTGCAATTTCGGTCATGGCCTTATCATTGGTCGCACGATCCCGCGACCGAATGAACCAGTCAATATATCCGGGGATCTTTGCCCGCTCAAGTGGCGAGAGATTCCAATAGGCAGGCCCTGCCTTGGGATGACCTATAAGTGAATGCATATCAGTGACTTCGCCACGACTTAGGTAATCACTGATCAGATTGAGATTGTCATTCTTGGCTGCGGTGAAGGCGAACTTCTGTTGCCGCAGCTGAGAGTCAAGGGCGCGAACTACTACGGTTGGATAGACGCCGTCGTTTGGGGCTTGTTGCTTGGCCAACTCCTTGGCCTTCTGTTGTAGCTCATCAACAGTGATCTTGAGATTACCATCCGTATCAGTGTTAGCAGTTAGGAGGTTGTCAACAATACCAGCGGCTCCTTGCGTATGCTGCATGGTCCGGATCACATTCTGCGTCCGATCGTAATCCTCCTTCGTCATCCCAGGCCCAAGCTCGGCGAACTTCTTGGCCGCATCATCGAGTTGGTTGTTCTTGGCGAGGAATTGGATGTGGTTCGAGGTCATCGAGGAGTTGATGACCGTCTCAGCATCGGAGGCTGCCTCGGGACGGCCAAGGTCTTGATAGAGCTTGTGGGTGAGCCCTACGGCCTTCCGCCGATTCTCCTCAACCATCGCGGGATCAGCCGTGTTCGCACCGGTCCCGACTAACGCATTGATGCGTTCCTTGGTGGACTCCCGGGACGCTACAGATACCTCAGTGCCCGCATGCCCAGCCCCATTGAACACCGTCCGCCCATAGGTCGAGAGGCTGGTCGAATCGTACATCTTCTGTGCAGCAGGGGATTTGATCGTCCCACGGATCTGTTGCCGAGCGGCCTCGAGATCTTCCTGATACTTCGGCAGGGCCTCGCCCGCATTCAGCCCCTTGAGCGAGGTGAAGTTGGCATGAAGCAACCCGGCCTGCCGCATGAACTCAGCATCCGCCTTATCCACCTCGGCCCGATTGGCCAGGTCCTGAAGCTTCAGCGCTGACGCAAAGACCTCGTTCCCGACCCCATCGATCGTCTTGCCCAGTCCCTCAAATGCCGTCGCGACACCACCACCAAACGCGGCCTGCGGGATATTCGGCCGCACCTCGGGCGTCGGGATGTCTTGGAGGATCTGTCCGGGAACCGGATTGTACGGGACCTGAGCCATTAGCTAAAAGATCCCTGCTGAGGACCCTGAGGTCCATTTGGAGGCCACTGATCCCACCGAGCCCAAGATCGACGCGAAGGCATTGATATCCCCGGCCTTCTTGGCCTGCTCCCCCGCCACCACATCGGCACCCGCCTCGGCCGTCTTAGTCTCGCGCTCGACCTCGTAGCCGTACGCCTTCTTGGCGTAGTTCTCCCGGATCAGCTGTTGATCGTACTCGCCCAGCTGGGTCGTGGTATCCCGAACCGCCTTGGTCGAGCCGGTGTTCACATCGACCCCCGAGGCTCCCTGCGCGGCCTTCTGGACCCCAACCGTCTCGCCAGTCTTGAGGCCTGACTGGTAAGCCGCCGAGCCCCCGGACCGAACCGCGTACTCCGCATTCTGCTGTGCGATCTGGGCATTGAGCTTCGCAACCCCTGCCTGATAGTTATACATCGCCTGATCGGCCTGGCCCTTGGCCTCAGCCCCATAGGCCGACACCACGCCACCAACCAGCGAGGCCCCAATCCCTACAATCGCTAACGGTGCTGCCATGTTACTTGCCTACAATCTGGAAGGGGATATAGTCCTCACCCGTGTCATTGAACTTGGCCCCAAGCCATTTCAACCAACGGATCGAGGAGCGTTCGTGGCGATCCGTAAGGCCAACGATCTTGGGGTAAACCTCAAGCATTGCCTCCATAACCAGCTGGGAATACCGCACGAAGGTGAACTTGTACTGCTCGACCAACGGGGTATGATAGAGCCAGAGGTAGGCCTCCTCGGCCAACAGGCTCGGCGGGATCAGCCCGCACGCACATACCACCTCCCCATTGATCTGGCCAACCCATATATGCGTCGCTAGGGCCAAGCATGAGTCCAGGTTTTTGACCTCCTGTTCTGTAATGCTCTCACCCTTCGAGGCCAAAATCAAGGCTCTTGTCTTTTCGCGATCGGTAACTTGGATGGTTGCGTTCATTTCGGCGTATCTCCCACGGTCACCTGCGGGATCACCCCGAGGATTGAAGCAGGGAATGGGTTGGGCTGTTCGATGCAATACTGGCCCGGGACCGTCCAGCTGGGATCGAGGCGGGTCATTGCATCGCCGGTTACGAGATCGGTCACAACGGCGTTCGTTGCGGATCCAACGTTCCCCCGGACGAGGTCCTTCATCGGCACCAGCGTGGAGAAGGTCTTGCCGATCTCGAGCCCGAGGGTGTCATTGACCCGCACCGTCACGGCCGGGATGGTCTTCATCTTCCCTTGGATCGTCGGCTCGCCAGTATCGAGTTGGAGAGTCTGGAGTTGGGGTGTGTAGCCCAAGCCGACGGTCACGCGAGTGTAGCCGGTCGCTGGAGCAGGCGGAGCCGGGAGAGTGAACACACCCGAGCCCGGCATCGCGAAGGGAGTGATGATCGTCACGTTCCCGAGGTTATCGGTCGCAAGCCCAGTGACCGTTGCGGCCGCAAGGTGGGCCGCCCCCGAGAAGGTCAGGACCGATGCGCCGTTGTATTGGAGCCCTGCGTCCACAGTCCACGCGTCCGTAAGGCCGGTGGGGTAGTAAAGTTCCGCCATACGCTCAATATACCGCACCGGCGAGCCGTTGATCGTCCGCTCGACCACGGTGTAGAGAGCGTCCACCGCCCCCGACGCTACGGTCTCGGTGATCGAGGCCACAGACTCGAAGACTCCTTGGGTGTCCGAATGGGCCCAAGCGATCAACTCCTGTTCCTTAAGGAAGGTCAGGCTGAGGAGGACTCCATCATTCCGCACAGCCCAGACGGTCTTGAAGGGTTCCTCACACCAAGCCCATTCGAGGATGGTGAAGCCGTAGAAGAGGTGGCTGGACAGGACGCTGATGTCTGTTCCGGTATAGACCTGCGTGTAGAAGTTGAAGACGAGATCTCGGACGATGGAGCCTTTGGACTGCACATATAAAACATTGTCATTCGCCACTAATGGGGGTGGATGGGAAGCGCCGTTGTAGGCTTGGGTGTTGGCAACAAGGCTGGCCGGTGTGACCACCGATCCCGGCGATCCGCCGTTCAACAACCAAGCTTGCTTATCGGACAGGATGATAAGGCCTTGAGGCTGCGGGACCAGCGATTGGATTGTGTTCAATTGCCCCGACACTAAGACCCCTTGAATGGCATCGCTGGCCTCTAGCGGGGAGTGGATGTCGAAGTTATAGTAGGCCCCGGTCTGGGACATGTTGAATTGCTGCGGCGACAACACCGGCCCAGCCAACACCAACCGCTGTTGGAAGAACCCGGGCACCGTGGGATTGCCGGACGAGGCCGTACCGAGGTTGGCCGTAGCCGTAGCGCCACCGCTGGAGATCACCACCGCTGGGGCTGAGGTATAGCCCACGCCGGGGGAAGAGACGTTGATGTCCGTTAGGGCCCAAGTGAGGTTGAATGCCGCCCCAACGCCAGTGCCCGAGGTCGTGGCTTGGGCAACTGGATTGGCAGGAATGGTGCCGGTGGACAGGGCTCCCGGTGAGGTAAGTGAGGCGGTAACAATGAAGCCGCCAAATGAAGATGTGACGAGGACTACAGCTCCAGGTACACCTGCTAGAGTTATTGTATCACCTGTGTTGTACAGTGCTCCTATCGGTGGCGTGAAGGCAATTGATTGAACGGCCAACACCGGCACCGCTGTTGCGCCTGACCCGCCACCGCCAGTAAAGAGCACATTCGGAACCGGATCGCCAGGGCTGTACGTGCCTGCGCCAGTGAGCGTGACCGAAATCACCCCCGTGCCTGAGAACGGATCCTCAACGATCGGCGGCCCTTGCGAGAAGTCCGGCGAGATGTTGGAGTCAATCAAATCGGTCCCGGTCACATTGCCCACGAACCCAAACGCCGACCCAACCGGAATGGCCCCAGCATAGGACGGTTCGGCCTTGTAGATGTTGTAGCTCGCCGCGCCGGTGACGGCAGTCCATGAGACGGTGTTGGTCCCGGCCGTGATTCGGAGATCGGTCTTGGAGGCGAGGGTCGCGTAGGTTGAGATCGCAGACTCTTGCCCATTGGTATCGACCGAGGTCACGATGTAGGCGTAGTTGACCGATCCCGAGGCGAGGGTGGACGCAACCGTTGGGCCAATGGGCGGCGTGATGGTTGAGCCGAAGGTGATCGGCGCTAGGGTCCAGTTGGTCGAGGTGATTAGGGTCAGAAGGTAGGGCGGGAAGTTGGGATGGCAGATGACGAGGGTATCGACGTTCTGGGCGAACTTGAGTTGGGCCAAGTCCGCCGCAGCGTAGGGTGACACAATCTCGTACGGCGACATCCCGCTCATCACCTGCGCGCCGTTGTTGATGAAGCGCACGTAGCCGTCACCGAACTCAAGGACGTAGCTGACAGTGAAGGAGGCTTGGAACGGGATCAGTCGAGTCGTGTTGTTGAACTTGGTCGTGGTGATGTAGCGCGTGCCCGCTCGAGCCGTCGCACCTCCGCGATAGTCCACGAAGAAGTTTCGCAGCAGCGCGGCCCCGGAATGGTACTTGGTAAGATCAACCCTCGCGTTCAGGGCCGGTGCCCATTCGCCAGAGTTGAAGGAGGTTTGGATTACCGGTTGCGCCATTAACCACGGGTCCCTGGAGTTGAGGGCGGGGGAACGATGAAGTTGGAGACGTTGACAACCGAGCCGACGGAGCCGCCCACGTTGCCGGTGACAGAGCCCACTGAGCCCGAGAGGTTGCCTGTGATATTCCCTGTGAGATTGAAGGCCGTAGCCGCATTGGCCCCAGCGATCAACAGCCCATTAGCAGCCCCCGGCGCAGCGGTCGGGATTGGCTGTGGATCCCAAGCCTCGAAGGAGAACCCTCCCCAAGCATCCGCGCCTGAGGCATCATCAGGGCCGCCGTACTTAATATTGCTCGCGGCCACTACCGCCTGAACCGCGTAGGCAGCATCTACATTAAGAGCTCCTGGCGTAAGGCCAGTGACCACAAACTCCGCACTAGCCTGTGCAATGGTTGTAGCAAAATTCGCCTGCGGGGCCGCCCTGCCAAGGATGACCGCGCCCGCCATTACCCCAAGGAGGATCGCTGGGACTGTGACTGCGGTGTCGATCGCGCAGGCTAAACGAAAGAGAACCTTCCCATGCGCCGGAACCACCACAGCCAACCGGAGATGGGTCGTGTCCAATGCTGTCATCGCCAATAGGCTGGCTGTGGACTTGCTAACGGCCCCAGCCGGATCATACAACTGTGATGCAAGGAGGTTCATCAATACGCGGGCAGAAGCCCTCCCCAGTCGAAGCCGGAGTACGGCCCAGAGACGTAGCCGTCGTTCCAGTTGATCCCACGCACGCGGATGAAGTCGGGCGTTACGTCGTTGACCGTGAGGGCCTCATTCCCATCCACCTTCCTGGCCTCCATGATGGACATATTCGCCAGCTGGATACACATATTGGCTAGGGCCTTATCGCCCGTCAGGCCCATGACGATGTCCGCGCCCAGCTTGTTCGCCATCGCGTCCTGGAACATCGGGTCCCAGACGTTCGGGTCGGTGACTTGCTTGACGTAGGCCAGCGTGGCGAACTCTTGGTTCGTTACGATGACTCGCTGGGATCCCCGCGTTCCAAAGGTAAGATTGAAAGTAGCGCCCGTTCCCGAGCCAGTCGTCGAACCTTGAGCGACCGGATTCGTTTGAGCTGCGAAGTACGATCCACCAAGTGGCGGCGACGTTGCGTCAATGACTTGGGAGATGACGGTGACGGCCGTGATGACTCCGCCAGCGACCGTGGCCACTTCCAGAACTGCCGGAGCCCCGATAGGTGGATCAGTATTGGCACCCGCCACAAGCGTAATTTGATCCCCAACGGCATAGCCCGAACCTCCGACTGCGACAGCGGCTGCGGTGACTGGGATGAATTGATCAATCTGGGTCTTGAAGCGGATCGGGGTCCCGAGCCAGAGTGACGAGGCACCGCCTGTGACGGCGGTGGTGATCGGGACGCCCGAGGCAAAGCCAGTCTGGGTGGCCGGAATGATGTAGCAGGCCCGCAGACAATCACGGGGGTATTGGTATTCGTAAGCCCACGGCGGGGGCGGCTGTCCGGGCTCCCAGAGGTTGGTGGCCGGGGAGGTGTTCTCTGGGGTGCCCGGCACCGAAGTGATGTAGGTTAGGTTGGCCGTAGCAAGGCCGCAATCCCACGGCGCGAGGCGGAGCAAGCTATCCCGGGTGTTGTTGTAGGTCAGGTTAGCTTGAATCGCCTCGTTCGTGGTGTTGTTCACAAGCTCCGCATCGGTAACCGTCGTGCGGGATCCGAACGCCTGGAGCGCGAGGTTAACGATGTCGGTCTTGGTGGTCATTAGTGCTTACCTTGAGTTCCGCAACAGCCGTGGTTGGTACCGCCAATCCCGGGCTTCTGGGACATCGGGATCACCGCACCCGTGGGCGGGGAGTACGGGATCGGCTTCGGAGCCATCTGCCCACCACCCGACGCACGGGAGTCAGGCATGGAGTCGGAACCGAATTCGCCGAGGAAGTCTTTGGCCATTAGATTTTCCTTTCCGGTAGGTCAGAGGTGTAGGTCGGGGTGGAGGCTTCGAGCTTCTTCGTGGCTGCGGCCTGAGCATCGGCGTCAGCCTTGGCCTTGGCATCCGCCTTGGCCTTGATGGCTGCCGCAAAGGCAGCGTTGTCCTTAGCGGCAGCGACGGCCATATCGGCCAGTTCGTTCCCGGCCGCCGTGGCGATGCTGGCGACCGAAGGCCCAACAGTCGCACAGCCCTGAACAACCTCGAGGAGTAACCTTGCGCGGTCCATATCAATTGCCATATCAGTGCTTCCCTTGGCTGCCGCAGTTGGAGGTGGTGCAGGAGACGGGCGCAGGAGCCATATAGCCCCGGCCAGCCCCGAGCGGAGTGGGATTGGAGACGACGGCGATGCCAAGCTGGGCCGCACCGCCCGGATCGATCGCATGGGCGGTGGGCTCAACCTTCATCCCGCCCGGGCCGTTAGTGGAGGCTTGTCCTTGTTTCATGTGTGGCTTCCTTTGAATGTAAGCTGCTGCTTGTGGTCGTACCGGTTGTCGGGATCGGCAGCCATCTCCCGACGGATCTTCTCAATCGCGCCGCCATCGGTATTGTGTTCCTTGAGGATCTGGCGGTAGCGATCATCAAGGCGTTCGATTTCCTGGAGGACGTGTTTGGGTGGCGTGGTGCCGTGTTCCTCATACATATACTTGATGTCATGGAGGTCGTGAAAGTAGTTCGCGAACCGGCGAAGGGACTCGGGAACTTCGCTCTCGGCGCTGCGATAGAACTTTAGCAGTTCGGTATTCTGCTGACGGATGATCTTCATATCATCCGCGATACGTTTGAGGTAGACTATCTCAGGATGATGTTCTTCAAATACACGTTCGGGATCAGTCATTGAGCATTGCTTTCTTGGCTTTCTTCTTGGGCTTGATAATGCCTTTGCCCGCGTCGGCTTGGTTGAATTCTTTCGCGACCCCACGAGGGATGCCGACCTTCTTGGCGAACGCGGGATCGTGTGCGGCCGCGGCCATAGTGCGGGCTTGAGCGGGCGAGGTTGACGGCATCTTCGGCTCCCTACTTCACATCGTTCATCATTGCCGCGAAACAGAAGGTTGAGGTTCGGCATTGGTAGTTGAGGATGTCTACGGCATTAGCTGTTGTGGTAAGCGTCGGTGTTGTGCCGCCTGCGAACTTGAACTTTGAATCCCAAACCGTGGTATGCATACCGCCGCTGTCTTGAATGAAGGTGATCGAGCCGGACTTGCCCACAGTCACGTTGGAAAGTGTCATCGTGGTGATGTTGCCGGTTAGTGTCACAACCGCGTCGCGGAACGTAGCCATATCGAAGACGGTCGTGGTGCCGTAGGTAACGGTGACTTCGGGCGGCCAGATTGTGCTTGGGGTAACGATCTTATTCGCGGCAGTCCCGGCGTACATGTCAGCGAAGGTAGCAATGGCGTACTCACCAACTACGCCGTTGTTGTTGTAGATGATGTTGGTGTTGCTACCGCTGGTGATGGTGGTCACACCAACAGTAATGTTATCGTTGTTGAGCCCAGCATCAGGCGTGGCCTTGATGATCCAGTCAAGGGTGACAGAAGGTTGAACATTGGAGAATGGGGTCGAAGTGCCACCTTGAGCAGCGCCAGTGAAGCCTCCACTGGAGAGGGACGCGGTGATGCCGGTGGTTGCGGGTGCGACTGTGACTGTATCGTTAACAATATTCTGTGGTCCGCCAAAGTATTGAACACCGCCAAAGCCGATGCTTATGTGCTGGCCGTCGGTTGCGGCCGTATGTGTGTGACCGGGGTCGTTGATGTTGATGGTGCCAGTAAAGGAGCCCGAAGGAGTATAGGCAGGTAAGTTAGACGTGCCAAGGGTTGCGGACTGCGCTCCACCAAGGGCGTTGAGTGCATCGGGATTGACGCCGTAGTAGGTCGAGGTCAAGACACCTGCGGCGGTGCCCTGCATATTGTCTCGGCCAAGGGTCGCACGGCCTTGGAGGTTAGGGACATTGAAGGTTGTGGAGCCGTCACCGTTGCCCCACGGGAACATACGAAGGGTGGTAGAGGTGCTAGCGCTAGAGTTGGCACTCATGGTCAGGGTGGTAGCACCCTTAGAGATAACACCGGTTCCGGGCGCGAAGCAGGCAGAGGCTTCGATTGGAGCACCGATCGGTGCCCGCTGAGCAGTATCGGCAGAAACGGTTACGGTCGGGGAGCCACTGGTACAGGTGATGCTGTCGGAGGAGACAATAGCGCTAAAGAGGTGGGAGTATGTAGAACGCGATACCGCTTGGCCGTAAGTAAGGAGGTAGGTCGGCGGGACCGTAGCACCTGCCCAAGGAAGGATGCTGCCGACCACGGCCGAACCGCCACCACCTGTGCAGGTGATTACGCCAGTGTTGGTGATAGTGCAATCACCCGACATCGTCCGCGCGGTGGCAACGTTGGAAACATTGCCGATGAAGATTTCTCCATTGGGCAACGCGGGTGTTGAGTTCGCATGAACGAATCGAGTATTGGCACAGGCGTTGGAGCTATCGCTGGGCGGCCGATCGGAACAGGTAGTGTTCTGAGCCCAAGCGACTTGATGCTCGGCGGGCAAGATAGCCCAACCAAAACCTAAGGCAACGCAAAGGGTCAGAAGGAGCCGTTTCATGTATTCGACTCCATCACGGTAAGGGCGACGCCGGTGCCTGCGCCGGTGACCGCTAGGGCCTGCCATGCACCTTGGCATTCGCCTGTGACAGTAAGCGCACCACCATTGCCATAGACCCGGAAGCTGCCACCTAACGCTGCGTTTGAGAGGGTCAAAGCAACATTGGATGGGGTGATCGGCGCGGTGCCAAGAACATTCTGCACGGACTGTGGCGCGACGAACACGTCAAAGGAGTTTGGGTTGTGGAACGTGATCGACTGCCGCGAGGGATTGGCTTGCGCCACAATCGTCGGGGTCGTCTCGTTGATATTATTGTACCCATAGACCTTACCCCCACTGGCCGAGGAGAAGGCTAGGGGAGACCCCGGTCCAGTGGAGATAATGCCCATTACGCCCTCCGTTCGACGACGGGTTTGTTGGTCAGCGCGGCCATCATGGTTGCCTGCATCTCAGCCATTTGCGTCACGGCCTTAGTGAGGGCAGCGACATCGGCCGAGGGCGAGGCCTCAACCTTGGCCTGGATCTTCTCCATGTCGGCGTGGAAGCCGTCGATGAGGGATTGGGAATAGGAGGTGGTTAGGTTCTCGATCGGGTGCTTCCACTTGCCCGCGAAACTGGCCGAGATCGCCTTGGCTTCCTCATCGAGTGGGAGCATGTCAGGGGTCGGGTCGCCACGAAAGATGTAGTCACGCGGGTGATCATCCGACGGCGCATTCGCCACAATCACATCGCCATCATCCTGGCCCTGTTTATAATTCCAATCGCTGGGATCGTACGGGCTGAGGTGCTGCGGGACCTCGAACTCCTTACGGATGTTCCGGCCCGTCGTGCGGTCGGTCTCCTTATATTCCCAAGTATTCCCGACGATGTTGAGATAGTGAGCGTTGAGTAGTTTCCATCTAGCCATTTTGGCCTCCTGTTACCAGCCACAGAATCCTGTAGGCGGGGCGTGTGCGAATGTTTGATCGAAGGTAGCTACGTCGGTTGTTGAGTTATCCCCCGACATACCGGGATAGACAGTAGCACCAGTAAAGACGCTGGATACATTAAAGCCGTTGGTGCCTGTAACGGGATCCGGCGATGGACTGAATGAAGCTCCGACCCATCCTGTACCACGTGTATAGTTGTTGACCCATGCGAATTTGGTGTTCATATCAATCGCAAAGCCGATCGTGGCAGCGACCAATGCATCAATGCTATTGCCTTGTGACACACCAGCGATATGTGCAAGACCATCGTTACGGAACCAGAGTGAGGCACCGCCGGGGAAGTTGCCGAGGGCTTCAGCGCCAGTGACGAAGCAAAGGCCATCAACGTCGAAGATGTTACCGGTCCAGGTTGTGGTGGTGATTTCGAAATACCATTTCCCTGAGGCATGGCCGATCACGGTGCGGACACCGCCAAAGGCGTTGGTGTTGGTGGCCACCGTGTTACCGCTGGAGAGCACAAATGATGCGCTCTTGTCTGCGGGGTTCCATGTATCGGTTGAGGCGCTAGCGCAACTAGGTGGCGGTGACGCACAAAGGGCTGGGAGGCACCCACCAAACTGGGCCTTGGCCGGACGAATGATTGCGGGGGCAGCAAGCAGCCCCAACAATGCATTTCGTCTGGTGAGGAGCTTCGGCACTACAGGCCCCATTTGTTCTTGAGATAGAGATCGAGTTGCGAAACCGTTGCCGCATTGGAGAATCCGGTAGCTACTCCGGCTTCGGCAATAGCACCATCGAAGCGAGACGGATCGCCAGCAATGGAGGTATCACCAATGGCAAGGATCCCGGCGGAAACCCAATTACCCGACGCCGTCTGAGTCGACTGCGCAACTCCGTTTATATAGGTTGTGATAACACCAGATGCGTTGATCGTACCAATTATTCGATAGTTGTTTCCAATAACGATAGTGCCAATGGATTTCTGAAGATTGCGGAACATATATGACTGTGGTGAACTGTTCACCGTGTCTAATAGCCACGAACCTGCGTTATCATAATCATGCGAAGCAGCAGCGGCAGTATATGACCACAGACGCGCATCGTTATCGCCACCACTGGTACGGCGCATAACCGCCCATGTGGTGATTGTATTCCCGGTACCCATTCCATAGCTGGACTTAGCAAGGGATTGACCGGGGGAACCTGCGAATAGCAATGATGGGAATGAGGTATTGAAGCCCGTGGCACTGTAGGTCGGCTTGGCTATCGCGCCGTTGACCCCGAACACATAGGCATTCGAGCTTTGATCGGTGATGCTGTTGACGGTTGAGCCAGTTAGATTGAGGCTGGCTGTGACGCTAGCATCTAGCCAAGTAATGACGCCGCTAAGATCCACATTCGGATTGAATGCGTTCGTAGTGAATGAGCCTGCGGGGGTGACTGGGGAATTGAAGTTTGTGGAGATACTATGTAGGAAGAAGGTGTAATAGGTTGTGGACGCGGCGAGCCCCGTCGTTGAAGCGGTATTGGCTCCAACAATCGGTGAGCTAATGGTGCCCGCGTATGCCCCAGCCGCGCCTGTACCATCTTGGCCAGCAATGATTTGCGTAGCGCTGGGTGTAACGCTACTGGTTGATTGTACAATATAGATCGTGCCGCCGCTGCGGTTGGAGGTAACGGATACACTAGAAGCTATGGCCCCAACTGTTGTTGCCGACGGGCTCGTTAGCGTTGGGGAGTATTTGACCTGTAGGTAGGTGTCGAGGCCGGTGACATTGCCCGCATCCAAGAATGTATTCGAGATTCCAACTTCAGTAACCTTGCCGTCCCAATAAACACCAGTGGGATCGTTGAGACTGATACAAACGCCTGCGGTCCCACCCGTGGTCCAATTGCCCGCGCTGGCGGATGAGGTTTGCCACAGTGTTCCATTGACATAATACTTCATTATGCCGGAAGAATCGATGGTGCCAATCAGACGTACTGGCGTCAGTGGTTCATCGGCCGCGAATCCCATGCCTACACTATTACGTACCATCTGTAGAGGTGCGTTACCGCCCTTGCGTGCCATGTTGAACGAGGCGGCGTTATCGTAATCGTGTGCTTGGCCCAAGGCGTTGTAGGAAAGAAGACGACCATCAACACCGGTGTTGGTTGTGAAGGTATTGATAACCCAGAAGCTAAGGGTATTGCCGGTTCCGAGCGGAATACTGGCGGATGTCATTCCCTGTGTGGATGCGGCGGTGCAGGTCATTGTTGGTAGGCCATTGAGGCCTGTGGCGTTATATTGTGGGCTATTGGAGCCCGAACGTACAACCAGACTATGGCCATTGCCGCTCTGATCGGTGACGCCAGTGACGTTCGCGCCGCTGGTGCTTACGCTACCTGCAACGGTGAGATCCCACCAAGCAACGGTACCAGTAACTGGCCCTGTGCCAGTGCCCGCTGCCCAGATTGCTAACGCGATCTTGGGGTTGCTGCTGGTTGGATTGATTGCTGAGGTAAGGGTCTTGCCATTGCCGCTGAGTGCGCCTGAAGCAGCTATGCCCCATAAGCCCGTGCCGCAAGCGGTGGAGAAGTTGTTGATAAGATTGGAGAGAGTGGTCGAGACATTGGTCGTACGGGAGCCTGCCGCGATCGCGACCTGTTTGTTGTTGTAGGCCTGACTTACACTGGTCGTGCCTGTGGTCGTGGCGATTGGGACAATGGTAGTGTAGCCTATGAGGCTATAGATTCCAATGGTTAATCCATCAATCGCAGTTGACGCTGTTACAACAATGTTGGCCGAGGTGCCGAGTGGATTGGAGACATACCAGATCTCGGAATTGGAATTTTGATTATCTCCCGAGGCTCGTACAGCACGAGCCATAGGGATGCCTCCAACGGTAACAGATGTAAGTTCGGCTGTCCCCGCAGCGGTACTATCGCTCCAATTGATTGATAGAACAGTGATACGCGAAGGTGCAGCGGGGCCAATACCTTGCGCGGTGAAGGTAGTGACCGTGCCAGAAACTGCCGAACAGGCTTGGCCGATTGGAGTCGGTGGAGTGCCGCCGGTTGGATGACAAAAGCCAATATGGCAATCACGATTGAACTGCGCATCGGCAGGCGTTGCTTGCAGATAGCAAACAGCTAAGGCTGCGAAGAGAAATGCTGCGATGCGCTTCATATTACCAAACCGTGCAGGAGTACTTGTGTGAAGTGGTAGCGGCAATCACCGATAGCGCAGTATTGATACCCATTCCCGGCGGCGAGGTAAAGGACGTAAGGTTGGTAAAGGCGGTGGCATCAGCTTGTCCAAGTGGGTAAGACCCAGTGCCAGAAGCCGCTGCGGTTGTGGTAAAGGAGATCCATAGCGGTTCGGTGGTGTCGATGTTAGCGATGGTGAAGCCGTGACGACCTGCATTCGCGGTGAAGGCATTCTGGGCAGCGCCGCCCGAGGAGATTGTGCCCGAGCAGTCGGTGAGGGTGATATTGACTGCGCCTTGAGTAGCAGCGTTGACTGAGAAGGCAGTGTTGTCTGAGGCGATTGTAACACGTTGGGAGCCTGTGCCAGTGACGCCGTTGCCCATTAGGGGCGTGACGCCATTAATCTGGGCTTCGTTAATGGCCGAGTTGGCATCGGGAGTGACCAAGAGTTTGGTCATCGAGGCAATGCCTTGGACGGTAACTACGCCCGTGGCTGCGGTACCTGCGGTACCTTGACCTGAGACGACCCACGGGACTGTGCCTTGGGTTACCGATCCACCTCCGCTACTTCCACCTCCATCACAGAGTTTGCCGGTGGTATCCATCATGAGGAACCCAACCTTGCCAGCCGTGTAGGTGGCAGGTGGGGTGCCGCAGTTGGCGACGATTGGGACGCCCAGCACAGAGACTCCGGCTGGGGGCGGCATGGTGAACTGTTGGGCCAGCGCCGGACTGGCTAGCCCTAAGAGGATCGTCAGTCCGGCGAGGAGTTTCTTCATGATGCGCTCGTGCAGATGTACGCGATCTTCGAAGATGCGTTTGAGGTTTGGGTGATGGTTAGGGCCGTGGTGGAGGTAGTCCAAGACATCGCGGCTAGCGGGCCGGTCTGCCATGAGACTACGCAGTTCGGGGCCGTTACAAAGGCGGTACCGAAGGTCACAACGCAGGAGGTCGAGGCAGTAGTGCCTGCGGTGATTACGCCCGAGAGATCGGTACCGGTGATGAGCGGCGAACCGCCCGTCGAGCAGCCGGTGAGGACTGGCAGCAGCTTCCCTGCCGTGGGCGAGAGGATGTGGGCTGGGAAGTAGACGTTGTTGTTGGTGTCAACGCTAATGGCCCCGGTTGGGTCCTGAGAGAGTTGAACCGACTTTTGGGCTATCGCAAGGCCACCCGCCAAGGCCAGGATTAGGAGCGACGGGATGATGTGGCGAAAGTATTTCATCATGCGATCCTATACCAAATCTTAGAGGAAGCTTTGTACTGCCAAGCCGGGAAGGAGGCATTGGCGGTGAGGGTTTGAGAGTTGAAGGTGGTCGTGAGGGTATCGCCCGAGCCTGCGGTGACGGTGACCATCGTGGTGAGGGTCGTGTCGGTGCAGAGGCGGACTACGGTACCGTCGGCCGGAGCCGCAGGGAGGGTGACCGCCCAGGTCGTAGGGGCCGTCGAGACCCAGCAAAGCGTGCCGGGGGTTGCGGTTGAGGTCGCGGAGCCCGTGCCCGATTTGGTCGTGATGGGCTGGGAACCACGAACGGTATTGATCCCGATGTAGGATCCGGGACCGCCGGGACCTTGCCCGACAACCCAAACCTCGTTGCCCGAGATCGAAGTCTGGACAACCTGTTGGGCAAGCACAGCGAGTGGGGCCATAAGCCCCACTGCCAATGCGACCCATAAGAGTCGTTTGTTCATCTGGCTCTCCTAGTTCGCGACATTGATGCCAGCTTGATAACCACCCATGGTTTGGTTGGCTGTCGAGTTGTACATCTGATCATCGCGATCGAGAACGATGAAGGAGGAGAGGTAGCCAGTGACTGCGCCCACGCCGGTGTAGACGAGCTTGAGGAAGCGTGGGACCGCGATGCCTGCCGGTGGACGCGGCATGTCCATGTCCAGAAGGCGGGCACCGGCGACGAGAGTGGCCGTGGCGTAGGCAGGGGATGCCCACCAAGCCGAGAAGGCTGCTGGGGTGCCCGTGCCGGAATCAACGGCACCTTCAAGGGTGATGGAGAGCGACGTGCCGCCGGAATAGGTCGTCATGACCTGAACCATGAGCTTCATCGCAGGATCATCGCCGATACCGATGTCACGGGCACCACCACCATTCGCGTAGGAGGGGATACCGGAAACGATGCCGAGGTCGATGATGTTGGTGGAGTCCTGTGTAGTGCCGGACGGATTCACCAAGACGTTGTTGTCAAAGGCGAGTAGTGCGTCGAGAATCATTGTGTGGCTCCTTAGGTTACTTGCGCTTCGTTGTTGAGGACCGCATCGCAGGTACGAACTGGGATGCCACGGAAGGTGGTGACGACCTTACCATTGTACTCTTCGAGCCGGAGCAGGACGTTGGTCTTGTTCATGGCCTGGAGATCGAGGTAGGTGCGGATCACACGGTTGCAGTAGATCACCACGCGGCCCATGTTAGCCCGGACTTCGGGAGTGTCCGAGGTCTGGATTGCGGTCGCGCCGGAGGGGGCCGTGGGCAGACGGTAGAGGCCGCGCACGATCAGATTGATCAGGTTGGCGGCGCTGACGCCGGTCAACTGGGTCACGTCGATGTTGGCGATGCGGGCGGTATAGCGCCAATCGCGCATGACGAGCCCGATCTCCCATTTGAAGTGATCGCGGTAGGCTTGGTAGGTGTTGCCCGAGGCATCGGTGACCGGCCATTCACCCATATCGCGGTGCTGGAGTCCGGTGATCTTGCTTTTGGGGAACGTGGCGTGGGTGGTGTCTGAGCCCCAGGTCGTGATCCAGAGCGAGGTGTTGGTGTTGCTGGTGCCGCCACCGTCGAGAACGTTGTTGGCGGTCTGGGAGGCGGAGGTGGTCTTGGTGGAGTAGCGAGGCGCGAAGCCGGTGAAGCGTTCCGGGTTCGTGTGCTGATTGCCGTAGATCACCGTGGCCGCGACCTGTTGGGACATGCCTTCGAGGAAGGCTTTGACTTCGGAGAGCCGGAACTCGGCGGTATTGCCGTTGAGATCCGCAATGTCCTTGTCGATAACTGCGTAGGTTTCGAGGTTGCCGCAGGTGTCGACGATCTGGGCGGTCGTGGACTTGGCGTTCGGGACGCCAGCGTTCAGCAAGCGCCAGGTTGCCTGGGGCAAGCCGGTCCGTACGGTCGTTTTGTGACCGGTCGGGAGGTTGCCTTCCATGACGAGCATGTCGTCAAGGATTTCGTTGGTTTGGGACAAGAGCTCGATGATGGATGCGACGTGATACCCATCATCCATGCGCTTCGCCCAATCCGCGTAGGTGAGTGCGGAATTGCCGATTGTAGCCATGGGTTAGTATCTCCAAAGGAGGGTTAAGGGGTAGGTGGCGGGTATCCGTTCCCATCTGAGCATTGCCGTTCGACCTCTCTGAGGCTGGGTTAGGATTTGTTGAGGTTCGGGTACATCGCGGCCGCAACGGATGGGCGCTGTACCTGACCTGATTGGGTCTGTCCGTGGGGCGAGGGATTGGCCCCACGGACAGGAGTCCCTTCCACGACAGCGGAGGCCAGTCGGTAGAAGGCTTTGATGAATGCGGGATGATCGCCCGCGCCGGTGAGGTTCATGGCCTCGCGGAATGAGGCGACGAGAGTTTGATCGCCCAGAGTATCCAGCGCCCGACCGATGGTCTCTTTGACCTGAGGTAGCTTTGGACCAAGATCCGGATCAGCCTTGACCTGAGCCTGCCAGCCTTCGCGCATTGCGTCGTAAGCGGCGTAAGGGGCCTCGGCTGCGTCCTTCTGGAGCTTAGCTTGGAAGTCGACGAGGCGCTGGGCGGCGGCGTTGTCAAGCTTTAGTTCCTTGAAGAGGGTGGAGGCTTCGGCGACCACGGTTTCGTTGAGGTCGTAGCCTTCGGGGGCTTTGAGTTCGTACTTCTCAGGGAGCCCAGATTCAGTGGCGGGCTCCGGGGGTGTAGTCGACGAAGGCTGGGCCGAAGTCGGTTCCGGTGGGGTCGGGCTCGGGCTCAGGCTCGGATCCAAGGGTTGGTTCGCTGCTTGGTTCACTATCTCCCCGGTCGGAGTTCGCGCTTCGGGCGTATTCGGCTGCGGTGCTTCGGGCATTGGCTTCTTCCATCATGAGGACGTATTGGTTGGGGCAATAGGCCATTATGTCGGCCAGGAGGACTAGGCCCACGTTCCGTTCGCCCTTACGGTACGCTTCCAAGAGAGCCTCGTTGGTAAATGGGTCGGCGAAGATGTGGCAGAACTCGAGTTTGGTGTGAATCCATGCGCGGCCGGTAATGGTGGACATCAGGCCCGAGACGACCTCGCGATCGTTGGCTGCGAGGCGCGCAGAGGCTTTCTCTTGGGCCCGAATGTCTTTGCGGGAGGCCGCGTTGGGGTTCATCAGTGTCCCGATCGAAATGGATTGAACAGCCAAAGGAGGCCAAACGCGATAGCGCAAATTATGAATATCGCGATGGGGATACCTAGTACCCACAAGACATCACCGAGTGTGATTGCGTGGCTCACGGGCTAACGCCTCCCATTGCTTGGAGAGCATTGACGCCAGCGCCGGTATCGGTCTGGGAGAGGACCTGTGCGGATTTGGACAGCTTCTCAGCCATGTCTGCCTGCTGCTGCGCGGCCTGGGCTTGCTGGCGTTGGGCCCGGATCTGGGCCAAAGCCTCGGGCGAGCGGATCATCTTAGGATCATTGTTCAGCAGGAAGGAGTATTTGTCAAGTGCGTAGTCGATGTCAATATTATCCATCACAGCGGGATCGATCCCGGCGATGTTTCCAGCAAGGCCGAGGACCCGTTCGATCCCGGCCGACTGCGCCGCTTGTTGGGCCTGTTGGAGCATCGAAACGAACTCAATATCAAGATTCTTCCCTGCGATCTCTTGAGGAGGTGGCGGGAAGATGTTGGCTCGTGCGGCCATTGAAAACACACGATTAAGGATTGGCTTGAGGGCTTCGTTATCAATTCTCTCCAAGGCAGGCCCCAGCATGACGAGGGACTCACTCTTTCGCATGTCCCATTCGACCGCTGTAACGTTACTTCGAGTTTCGTACTGGGAGGCGGTGTTGAGGACATCGTTGAAGAAGGTTTTCTTAACCCGCTCCTTGCACTCATTGAGATCCTCGGTGATTTCGTTCACGGGGAACTTGGTGTCGTAGACGGAGGAGAAGCCCGGTTTGCCTGATGCGGCGTACCCAGAAACGTAAGTAATACCACCAGGAAGAAGGCTAGCAGGCTGATTTTTGAGCTGAACGTCCGCAACCAGCGGTGGGTTGACCATTTTGTCAATTGCTTGCGCCTTGCGTCGGGTTTCGAGTTGGATTTGCTTCTGATCGGGTAAAGCGTCCATGCCTGGGGATCGGCCGTAGGCATCGTTGGATACTAAGTCCCATCGGGCGCAAATGTTGGGTTGTTCGTAGTAGCCAGTGCGCCGGAGGAAGGTTGCGGGGGATTGGGTGCCACCTT